TGACTTAATAGAGTACATTAAGCCGTCCGAGGGAGCGGCAGAAGTGCCCTATTTCCTCGGCAAACGGGTTGTGGTGGATGACGGCCTGCCTGTTACTGGCACTGACGTTTATACAACCTACATCTTCGGAGCCGGTGCCTTTGGCTGGGGCGAGGGTGGAGCGCCTGTACCGACAGAAACCGCAAGGGACGCTCTTGCCGGCGATGATATTCTCATTCACAGAAGGCACTTCATCCTACATCCGAGGGGCGTTGCTTTCCAGAACGATTCTTCCATTGTAGGCCCTACTCCGAGCAACAACGATTTGGCCAACTACAAGAACTGGCTACGTGTTTACGAGAGCAAGAACGTGCGTATTGTACAGTTTAAGCACAAACTCGTAACTGCTTATACTACAGGGACTTAAGGGGTGATGAGATGAGATACCTTGATTATTTAAAGAGGTTTACTTAGTCGGCATCATGGGTTACGCGGTTGAGAAAAACAACCATTACCTGGTCAAGGTGAAGGCAGACCCCGCCAGTGGATAATTGAAAACGAGAGGGCTTTAGTGCCCTCTCTTGTATTTTGAGGTGATGAATATGGCGATTGATATAACCGGCTTTCAGCGCATGCGCAGGGAACAGGTCGCGAAAATCGAGCAAACTCAAACAGAACAGAAATCCTTTGAAGATATGACTTATAACGAGCTCAAAGCCGTCGCAAAAGAGGTCGGAATTGAGGGCTACAATAAGATGAAAAAGGAAGAACTGATTGAAGCATTAAAAAGTAGGTGATCCACATGGCTATTACAATAATCAACCGCAGCATGGACATACCAATCCCAGAACAGACAATAGGCTATACAGGCGATAATCTTGTTGAGGTACGAACATTCGAACTACACCGCATGTATGGCAATATTGACTTGTCCGGGTTTGATTTTAGGCTCGACACACAGATTGGCGAACATGAAAATGTCATATACCTTGACAAAACCATATCAGACGACAAAATCACGCTGACTTGGGTTGTTGATGAATCGCACATTCAATATCCGGGCGATGTGACAATACAAATCCGCGCGTTTAACGCTGTTGGCGTGGAAAAATGGCATACCGACCCTGTGACCGTTAAAGTCAAAAAAGCCATTAATGCCCTAAGCTCTCTCCCCTCTCCCCTGCCCTCAGAGTTTAACGAGATGGAGGCCCGTGTCGCACAAAAACACAACGAGGTTAGGGAAGCCGCTGAGCAGGTCGCTGAAGATAAAGCCGAAGTAGCTGAAAATCTTGCAACCGTCCTCACAAAAGCGCAGGAAGCCGCAGAATCAGCCGCTAATGCGTTACAAAGTGAGATTAATGCAAAAACGAGCGAGGATAACGCGAAAGACAGCGAAACAAGCGCATTAGAGGCTATGCAGACGGCTGTGCAAGCTATGACTGATTTACTTAATATGTTAGGTACGGATATAGCGACATTGACAGGTGGCAAATTGACACCGTCACAAATACCAGCTATTGCTATTACAGATACGTTTGTAGTGGCCACTGAAGAAGCGATGTTAGCATTAGATTGCGAAACAGGCGATATTTGCATACGGACGGACGAGAATAAAACGTACATATTACAAGGCACAGACCCGTCTGTACTTAGTCATTGGCAACAGTTGCAAGTGCCGACTAATTATGCAGATACGGCAGGTCATGCTGTAACGGCGGATAATGCGGAAAATGCTAATAAAATCAATAATAAGCGCTTGGTTGCTATGACCGAAAGTCAATTTGAAGACGCAGTAAAAGACCCTGATACATTTTATGCCGTTGTGCCAGATTGAGGTGAGATAAATGCCATTATATTTAGCAGAAAAAAAAGCGACATTGTTTAAAGGCGAGCACAAGCCTGTATCATTATATTTAGGCGATAAGAAGGTTACAGGATATGAGTACGCAGAACAAACGGGCGAATATTTGACTTTTGAGAATACATACAATGATTCTGCTTACCTAAAAATCATCGGCAAAACTGTTGAAATAGGTGAAGGCGAAAAAAGTCCGGATAACCCGTATGAGTTGAAAGGCGTGGGGGATGGTGGCGGGTTTGATTTGGTGAGTTGTGGGAAGAATCTTTTTGACAAAGCAAACAACCTAAGGAACGGAGCATTTGTATCGGGCTCGACAATAAGGAACGACAGGGATTACATAGAAACAAACAATACAAAATATAGAGTGATTAGATTTGATAATTTGCCTGCTGGTACTTATACATTTTCTATAATTTGGAACTACACAGCACGAATTTTAAGAAAGTATGATAATGGTGAAGTTATACTTGTTGGTTTAAGCTCTAACAATTATACATTCACAACTAACGGCGGACTATTCGCATTAAATTTCAGGAATACCGACAGCACGGATTTTACCGATGATGAATTTGATGTGCAACTCGAACTCGGCTCAACCGCAACACCCTACACCCCATTCAGAGGTATGCAAACAGTCCATTTCCCATACATCCTCCGCAGTCTGCCTGATGGAACGTGTGATTATATTGAGATTGATGATGTGGCTAAGACGGCGAAACTGGTGCAAGCAGTAAAAAGATTTATATTGAGTCCTAATGAAAACTGGGCTATATCATCTCAAGATGATAATCGGACAAGATTTTATTTTTACCGAGACCTCGGTGTGTTAGGTAGTGTATATAATAGTCAAAGATGTACACATTTCCAACCGTTTACTTCTTATGCAGATATGTCCGGGCGTGTTAGGGATGGAATTTTGTTTGAAACAAGTTTTTTCAATAATCTTGTCGTCAGTAACAATATTGCGTCAAACGTTTCTGAACTAAAAACGTGGCTGGCAAATAATTCGGTGGAAATTAATTTTAAGACAACACCAACAGTCACAGACCTTGACTACGAGGCAGTAAAGACATATTACCCGTACACAAACATATACACAATAAGCACCGTCCAGCCGACGCTTGAAGGTAAAATTAGAGTTTGGACCGCATAAGGGGGGATTTATTTGTCCTATGTTGATTTAAACGAAGCAAACGAATATTTTTCAAACAGACTACACGCCGAAGCGTGGGCCAATGCCACAGAATCAGACAAAAGAAAGGCCTTGGTTATGGCAACAAAAGCAATCGACCGGCAACCATTAAAAGGCCGCAAAACAGACAAAGAACAACCTTTCGCTTTCCCCCGCTTTCCTGACACAGAGATTCCAACGGTCGTCAAAGAAGCCTGCTGTGAAGAAGCTCTGGCACTCCTTGAACGTGGTAACAGCCAACGTCGGAAGCTCCAGCAGGAAGGTGTACAGTCATTTACGCTTGGCAATATGAGCGAAAGCTATGCCGCAGGTGCTGGCCGCGGGATGTTAAGCCAGGAGGCAAAGGAATTGCTCCAGCCGTGGCTGATTGGAGCGGTGATGATAACTTGATTGAATGTTATTTAAATCAAACAGCCATATGGAAAAAGGTTGTGGGTCAGAATATGTATGCCGAGCCGCAGACCGAAAGCAAAGAAATCAAAGTCCGCTGGGAGGGAAAACGGAGGCTGGTAAGGGACAACGAAGGCCGGGAGGTAGTGTCAGAGGCCCGGGTATTTTGTATTGACCACGTTAAGCCGGGAGACGAGCTGGAGTTTAACGGGCGCAGGTGGCCGGTGATTGCTGTATCTACGGTTCCGGGTCTGGACGGCAAAGAAAGTCATAGGGAGTGTGCTGTGTGATGGCAAAGAACAAATGGCGTATTAAAGAGGCCGTCAAGATAGCAGAGGAAGCGGCACTGAAAGCCCTGCGGACTGGTGGGGAAATAATTATTACTGAGGCAATGGACAATGTTCCAATTAAATCAGGTACACTACGTAGGAGCGCAACAACCACGGTTGGAGGGATACCTAATATGATGCAGGTATATGAAGCTGCGAAAGATGGAAACGAAATGAAAAATGCTTTTCCACAACCTATCGGAAAAGAAAAGGCGGTATATGTATCATATAATACGCCGTATGCCCGTAGGCAGCATGAGGAGTTGGGTTATAACCATCCCTTGGGCGGTGGCCCTAAGTTCCTTGAAAACTCGTTTAACCAACTGAAAGGTGACATAATAAAATCCGCCCAAGAAGCAGTCAAAAAAGCCCTCCAAAAAGCGAATTGAGGTGATGCCGATGTGTTAAAAGAAATAGGCGCATACCTTCAGTCTCAGGGGATAGGTACCCTTGGGGCTAATTTATTTTTAGGCTTGATGCCGGATGAACCCGACAACTGCGTAGCACTGTTTGAGTACGCCGGTTCACCTCCGGATTTGCATTGGTCAGGCGAGTATCCGGGCTTGCAGGTGAGGGTGCGAAACAAAAGCTATGCGGCTGCAAGGACAAAAATCGGAGAGGCCATGACCGCATTGCATGGGCTGCATGAGCAAACGCTGTCCGGCACTCGGTACCTGCTTATCAAAGCCCGGGGCAGCCCAGAGGTATTGAAACGT